CACCTAAACCTTGCATACTGGCATCAAAGTAACCACCAAAACCACCACGTTGCAAGTTTTCTTTCAAAGAAGGGTAAGGTTCACCAGTAAAAGCTTCTGATAGTTCTTCACCTCCGGGTGATGGGAATTGTCCAGATGCATCTAAATAGCCAGCACCGGGAGCCATCATAGCTGCAAGGTTTGCTTTCTGTGCGTCAGTTAGATATTCGTCTACTACTTTTTGGAATAATATTGATTCAATACCTGATGCTGTTGGTGATATAGCCATGTGACAATTCTATCACCATAAATGAAAACCAGACAACTCAGTTTGTTTGTGTAGGTTTGTAGATGTTCTCATAGGTTGACCAGTTTTTGAGTAAAACCTCTAACCAGTCATCCATGGACATGATTGCCATTTTTTGATTGTCTACCTCCCATTCAGGATTTATGGCATGAAAGGGTATAGCCACCCTTGTAGGAACTCTGTTGAATTTGAAAATTAGGACAGGTATGGTTCCTTCACTGTCAGCTGAGTCACATACTTGTCTCCACCACTCTGATTTTAGCCAGTTGCCTTCTTTGTAGTGCTTGCACTCAATAGAATGAAATGGAATGTTTATGTCAGAAAGGTTCTTTGTCTGGTATTGGTCTAAGTTTCTCTTACAGGTTACATCAAAATTGTTTTGCAAAAAAAAGTCATTTAGGATTCCTACCACCTTTCTCTCATAACTGGCTCCCTTGTTCCTTGAGTTGATTGGCATGTCAGATTTTTTTCATTTATATTTTTTTGCAAAGTATAGCACCTATGATTCCTAATGTAATTTTTTGGTGATTGGGTGTACTCAACTTAGTTATTTTTACTAGAGCCAGAAAAAAACCATATTTTGGGGTGTTGGGTCAAAAATCCAAAAGTTCCAGTCAAAAAACCCATTCCATAGGGTTCCTTTGATAGTGAATACTTACTTACATATACCAATGTTTACCCTGTGTTCACAGATGTGCACAAACATGGTGGCTAATGCACATTAGAATATTGCTCTAAGCTATTGATTTTATTGGATTTTTTCCAAGATTTTTGATTTTTTTGAAATTTTTTTTCCTGACTGCCTAAGAGGGCTATTGATAAGTTAAAATATCATTTATCCTTCATTGAGTAATCTGAAGTCTCTGCTCCTAAAAGCTTGCCTAATCTTTCCTTGATTTGTTCCTTTGTCATGTTCTCAAGGTTGGCGTTGATGTTCACATTCTGAGACCTATTGATAGACAAACCAGCAAGTTGATTGAGCTCTTTAATAGCTGACACAGCTGCATTGAACTGACCATTTTCAAATGCTGTCTCTGTTATCTTCCACAACATTGTGCCAGTCTTAGCTGGTGTGATTGCATACTTCTCTGCCAACTCATCTTGCTTCACTCTGATAGCCTTAACCACATTGGGATGATGTTTACCACTGAGCAACTTGTTAGCACTAACTGCTGGGAACTCAAACCCAGCTTTCCTAGCTGCCTCAGTCTGGGAGCAAGCTCCCTCTGTGTAATGCCACACAAAACTGGCTTGCATCTCAGTTAAGCCAAACTCTTCATCCTTCTCAAATTGTGTTGGTGCACTCACCAATGGTGTCTTCTTCTTCTTTGGTCTACCAGCCATATTTATATCCTTATTATCATTTGTTACCTAACAGTGTACCAAGGGCAGTGTACAGCCTCCAAACACTTCTGTAATTGTAACCCTTATAAACCCCTTTGCTTTTATAACCATAGTAATTAATTAGTTTTTTTTATATATATAATACACTTATAACCTATAGTAGACAGAAAGCCTTATAAACAAAGGAAAAATCATCAGTGTACCTCTCAGTGTACCTCTACCAAGATACACCCTGTCAGATACCCTATTTCTACACACAACAGCACAATCATGTAAACATGTGCTCATCTGTCCAGTTCTTTCATCACCTCTTCTCTTGACTTAAAGTGCACCCTAACAAAGTATTTCCTCACCAAAGCCACTATTGTGAACACCAGAGTTTGCACTCCAGCTGTGATTGGCACACTCAGTTCAAGCCAAGTTGTGATAGACAAAACCATAAAAGCAATAGGAAATGCCATGAAAAAACCAATGGTCACATCACTTACAGCCTCTCTCATGGCACTCCTATCTATTGTCATTCATCACTACCAGTCTTGCCCTAATACCATGCTCATTGAGCTTCTCTTTGAGCTCCTCTAAAGAGTTATCACTCTCTGGTCTAAAGACCACTCCAGAGTGCACATAAAGAGCCTTAACAGTCTTTTTTTTCTTATTCATGGTGTATATACCAAAACAAAGCTATTGCACTCAGGACAGCTTAAATTTGTTTCCATAACATAACCTTCCAATTCAGTATCATGGTCTCCACCCCATATAAGTTTAGCTCCACAGTTGTAACAGTTCATTTTTGCCTCATTAGTCCTCAATAATCACTAATCATCTCCAAAGTTACCATTGAACCCACCACTGTCGTTTTCTACAGCTGTGTAGCTCAGGTCATAGACCTTTTTACCATTGGTTCTTCTGGGTTCGATGCCTCTTTCGTGTAAGACACGACTTGCATCTTTAATGTCTGGCATCCTTGGGGCTTTTATGCCCAAATCCCTTAACAATTTAGTCATTTGCACAGGTTTGGTGCTTTGACTGTCAAAATTGACATGTTCTAGCAATAAATCTTCCACACTTGATTGAGTCCTGTATATTTCATTGGAATCTTGCAGTAATTCTCTCTCATCTGGGCTCAAAAACCAGTTTTTCTGACCTTTGATGTACATAGTCTCCTTCACTTCAGCCCACATCTGTTGCATATCGACACCATGATTTACATTGATGTCTTTAACAGCCAAAACCCAAAATCTTCGATTACCAGAGGTGTCTGTCAAGAACTCTCTGGCATTTACAGAAGCATAAAACGCTGTCCTTCTTTGGTAAGTGGTAAATGCTCTGTCATAAGGTAATCTCAGCTCATCTGTTCTTGCAGTAACAAAAGCTTTCAACTGGTCTATGTCTGACTTCTTAAATGTGCTCTCAATTTCGCCCAGCTCGACAATCCAGTGTGATACAGCCCTTTTGACACTATCCTTGTCACTTGGATTCAGTGTAGCTCCTTCTAGCAACCAGCCTTTGTCATAATCACACAGTCTTTTGAACCATAGTGTTTTACCCAGCCCTTGAGCACCTTGCAATACCAGTATTCCCTCTAGTTCCACTCCTTGCTCTTCATAGGCAGCTGCCACACAGCTGACCAACCACTTCTTCATCAGCATTTCTTTTAACTGGTTACTCTCATGTGTTACCAAACTGTCTAAAAAGTCTGGCAATCTGCTAACCCCATCCCAAGGTCTACTCTCTATCCACTCAACCACAGGGTTGTACTCTTTTGCCAAAACCTTCAGATAGTCTCTGACCTTAGTGTGTGGGATGCCCATATTGATACACCTATCCTCCACCTCTATCAAAGATGCTTCCTCTTTCATATCAGCGATAAAAGAGGAGTTGGGTATCTCTATCTCCATTCTCTTTTTTATCACATTGTATCTGACATCTATGCTATGGGTCTTGAGCACACCATTGACATTATCTTTGGTGTTCAAGAATCTACCATTGGCATTTCTTTGGAAGTCATACTCCACTGGTAAATCTAGTTTTTGCAGTGAGGGTATCAGCTCTCCTTCCAGTGCTTCATTCTTATGGTCATTGTAATCACCTTGGCTCTGAGGCATCAGAACCTCTGCATTTCCTTTGTTCTTCAGTATGTACTGACAAGCTTTACTTGCCTCTTTCTCACCAGTCTTGCTGTCATCATTGTCAGCAATGAATACATGTTTTCTTTTTGGAAAAAACTCAAACATAACCTCAGCTACAGGTGTAAGGTTGTAAGCATCAAAACTGATGATGACAGGTTGTGAGTAATCAGCATACACACTAGCTCCAGTTGCATACCCTTCTGCATAATTAATGACATCACTGGTCTTCATTATCTCTTGACCCAGTATAAAAAAACTGCCAGTCTTCTTTGAGCCAGTGAGAAACTTTTTGTTGCCCATATCATCTATGTACTGGATGCCCACTACAGACAGTTGCTTGTCATACAGCGGTATCATCAACACCCCATCAGAGTTAATTCTAAGCCCATAGGAGAAGACTTTTTTCTTTTCTAGGTATGGGTGCTTCTCACAGGGTTTTGCTTCAGCCCACAAGCCCTGTGCACGTTTAGCAGCCTTAGAATACTTCTCCTCTTGTTTGATGTTGGCTTCTTTCCTCAAAGCCTCTATCTCAGCCTTGGCTTCTTTGGTCAGTGCAAACTTCTTTTTGTTTTCTGGTTTCCATGTGGCTGTGGGAGAATCAGCTGAGTATCGGTAGTCACCCAATCTGCCAAAGGGCACAGATTGACCAAGCCACAGCTGATACCACCCACAGAATTTACGCTTGCCACCAACATTGATGTATGCTCGACCTATTGAGCCATCAGTGACCAAGCCTTTCTTTGGGTCTGGTTCCATGTGGTTCTCTGCTAAAAAGTTAGAGAACTCATGTATTAAATCTGTTGTAAATGGTTTATCAAAATTCTTTGTTGGGCGTGTAATTTTAAGTGACATCAATTTTCTCTTTTTATAGGTCTGTTGCAGTTTGTGGTAAAGTGTGTAAAATACTACAAGATTTTATTTAATTAAGCAAACAATAAAGGAGACTGATATGAGTTTGACAATAAAAAGTGATGGTGACTTTGAAGCTTTGGCTGTGGGTCAGTATGAGGGTGTCTGTTATCGCATAGTAGATATGGGCACAAGGATGGAGCCACCTTTTAAAGAAGGTGACAAACCAAAAAAGAGAACCACTGTGAATATTACCTTTGAACTGCCAACAGAGAAAATGGAAGATGGTAGACCTTTGAGTATTTCCAGAACTTACACACAGAGTCTGTTTGAGTCCAGTGCACTGAGAAAAGATTTGGTGTCATGGAGAGGTAAGAACTTCACACCAGATGAAGAAGCTGGTTTTGATATTTCCAATCTGTTGGGCAAAAACGCTTTGATTGAAGTTGCACATACTGCCAATGGCAAAGCCAAGATAGGTGGCATCTTCAAACCTGATGGTGGTGTACAAGAGACACCAACACACAATGAGCTGGTTGCTTTTGATATGGATGTGTACTGTGATGAATTCAATGGTAATAGCAGTGAGAAAACTAAAGCCATGTGTGATATATTTGACACATTACCTGAGTGGCAACAGAGAGACATTGAAGACAGCTTTGAATACAAAGCAGCCAACAAAGATAACAATGCTACTGTAGAAGAAGCAGAAGTTGTAGAGGAAGAATCAAATGGGTTGGCTGGCTTTCAAGCTGAAGAAGATGACAATGATACAGTGCCATTTTGAGAAAGTTTTAGTGGGTGGTGTTTTTCTCTAATCTCACACCAAGTAAATTCCACCCACACCCCCTTTACTATGACAGATAAAGATATGGTCAATCACCCACCTCACTATGAAAATCAAGGTGAGGTGGAGTGTATTGATTACATCAAACAACAACTGGGTGACAACTTTAGATATTACCTAGAGGGCACAGCCATTAAATATCTGCATAGGTTTAAGTACAAGGACAAAGAGATAGAAGATTTAGAAAAGCATCAGTGGTATATCAGCAAGTTAATAAAAGAAATAGAAAGATTAGATGCACAGTTCAAAACAGAATTAATG